ATAAACAACTCTAAAGCTTTACTGTAATCAGGTATATAAGGGCTGTCTTGTACTAAAATTGATTCAGCTAAAGCAGCTTGAATTTTATGAGGTTCAAGCAATCCAACTGGAGTACTAAGTTGTGGCATTACTCCATTAGCAGTTACCCCAACGATAACAAACTTACCTTCGACATTCATCTCTTCTAATGTAGTTTGAGGAGTATTAATCCAACTAATCCACTTTCTTCCTAATGAATCAACAGGTACTGGAGGCAATCCTTTTACTCTTATTTCTTCTATACCATTAGGATTAGTTTTAATTACATACGTATCTGCATTAGCCATGACCTTTAATATCTGTGTGCCTACAGATGCTACCCATCCATCAGGAGTACGCATTAGTAAAGGAAGTCTTCTAACTAATCCATCGACATCTATAGGAGCAGAAGCTATACCTTGTGTTGCACTTTGTTTAAGAATATCTATATTCTCTACAACACCTTTAGCTGTGTAACCTCCTATGTTATCACCTAATATAACTGTACCTACAGTAGGAGGATAGTTACCATTGTCATGTTCAAACATAGAAAGAACACTAGGATGTAGTCTTAGAACCCTTGCGAAGTCTTGATCACCTCCTTGTCTATCAGGCTCTGAGAAAGAGATAACATATCCTACCCCTAGTGCTCCAGAATTTAATATGTCTAAATGTATTTCTGCCAGTCTTTGTCTTGGTAAGGGATACCCACCTTCTCTTTTTACGTCATCTTCTGTAATATTTAATATAACAAAATGATTAGAAGGTTCTGGAGTCTTAACAAACTTGTCAAATGTTTTTAACTTCATCATCTCTAAAGGTGTGAAGTTTGATACGAAAGGTATTCCTAATATTAATAATAAACCTAGTAGTTGTAATTTCTTCATTAGCCTGATCCTTGTGTAATTGTAATTGTTGAAGAGCTACCACCATTAACTGTAATAGTTTTAGTAACTCCATCCTGTATAAATATAACTGTATAACTTCCAGAACCATCTAAGTCTAAACGTACTGATTCACTTACGCTTCTTCTTAAACTAATAGTTTGTCCTTGTATTAAGGTAGTTATCTGAGTCTCCATGTCCTGACCGATTGATGTACCTTGTACACTAATACCTGACGCATCTCTAGCCAACTCATCTTCAGCTTCAATCATATCTAATTCTGAAACTATATCTAATAAATCTTCCAAGAAGTTTACATCTAAATAGTTTATATCTAATTCTGAGAATTCTAATTCAGCCTCTGCATCTAAGAAATCTTCATTTAAATAATCTATATCTAAATCATTGAAGTCTAAAAATACATTAGATGATTGAGCTGTACCTTCTTCTTGTATAACCTGTTCCTTTTTTGGAGGAGTTACAATAAGCATATTATCTATAATGTCTAGAGTTAAATCTAATATTACAGGTTTACTTGGAGAGCTTTCAAAGACTGTTACAGTTGTAGCTTGATAAGGTTTGTTGAGCACAACAGTACTCATAGCAGTAGAGACTGTAATCTCTCCACTAGCTAAACCATTTTCATCAGGTAATAAAATTATTAAAGACCTGCCGAGTTCATCTACAGTACAAGTGAAATCTGTACCACGTATTGCGATGCTGGCAGTTGGGGTTTGTATTGATATGTTCTCTTTGTTAATTCTACCGAGACCACCAGTTATAAATCTAGCAGTACCACTAGCAAACGTAAGAGCCATTTTAGATTTGCTTGGATTAGGATCATAGATATATTCATCTATGACAAGTTTAGAATGTTCAGTAAGTCTGACCTTACTGTTGTCCAGAAAGGTTATAGCTAGCCTTCCAGCCGAGGTGCGAACATCATCAAGATGTTGAACATCAAAATCAAGTTCAGCACCATAAGCCTTATCTCGTAGAACTTGTGCAGTTCCGTTTAGTTCTGTTATGTCTCCAATGTTAGCATCCGACTGCTGTGCCATCATCGTTTTGGATGACACAAATAGTACCATTGCTACCAGTAGAAAGTATCTTGAGCCAATCACGTGCTAATAAACTCTGTTGTTGTATATTAAATGTTCTGTCGTTGCCTGTATGATCTAGATAGAAATACCCATTAGCATAACCATCAGCATCAAACGTAACAGTATTAGAATCACCATCTACGTCAACGTAGTTAGTGGCTGAATCATAATCTATATCAAAATCAAATTCGTTACTGTCACCTTGAATTATCCAGTCTAAGTCTAGCGTACTTGCCATTGCAGATGTACCTACATTAAGTGTAAAATCATTACTACTTCCAGTTACATCTACATTAAAGTTACCACTATCTGCACCATATGTATCAGTAGGATCAACTTGAATATTAAATACGTTAGAGTCTCCATCAAATTCAAAGAAGCCTGTAAACGTATTAGCTAATATATCACCTAAGAATTTGTTAGAACTTCCTATTTGATTAATATCTAATGTCATAGTATTTCCATCCAAATCTAAGGCAGTTAAATCACCTGCAGTAGAGTCCGTTCCTCCTATTATGTTGCCTGAACCTAGCTGTTCTAAATCAAGATTAGCAGTAGCACCAGATTGATCTACATATATTTCATTATCTGCAGCGTAAACTGATCCAACTAACAATACTAAACATAATGTTAAAAATTTATTCATAAGTCCAATAGTTCCTCCCAAAACCTATTTGAATCATTTTTAAAACAGCTTCTTCTATTGCCTTTTGCAAAGCTATAGAAGCACTTTCGTTTTCTGCGACACCTCCCTCGATTTCAACAAGCTCTGTGCCCATCTCGATGAAACGAAAAACATCTTGTGAGACTCCAACAGATAGAAGTGTCTTAGCAGTTGTTACTTCTATTAACACTTCACCTGTTGATACAGATATTAAACGTAGTGAGACTGTGACAGTATCTTCTCTGTATTGTTTGCTACTGCCTATACCTAAGTATCTTGCTCCTAGTCCACCACTTCTAAGGTTAGTATCATATGCTGTGACACCACCTTGGACCAATAGCCCTGCAAACAGTAAGGGCTTTAGGTCTTTGTTCTCTTCAAATTTCTCTCTAGTACTTCTTATTAATTGTCTTTCTTTCGTAAGATTATCTAAACCAATACGTTCTACTACTTGGAAGAACTCACCATTTCCTGCATGCTTCAAAGCTCTTATTAAGAAAGCATCAGGTGCTTGTGATATTGCAGTACTAAACAATGCAAACTGACTGTTACTTTTTCTCTGTCCTGTTAAGTCTGAAAAACCATTAGGATATACAGCTATAGTAGGTCTCCTTATTGGAGGCTCAATGTTCTTTAATTCTTCTGACTGTAGTTCTAATATCTGAGTAGTTTGAATACTAATAACAGGTATACCACCTCTTGTTAGTAACTCGTCATATTTTACTGCACAGCTAGAAAGTGAAATCGCCAATAGGCAAAGTAATAGTCGTGACATTCCCATCTTCATCTGTAATCTTTAGAGTTATCATACCATCGACAACCCAATACTCAATTATATTTCCTAATAATTCTAATATACCTTCTGTCTTAGGATTTTCACCAAACAAGTTCTCTACTAATTGTCTAGATAACTGAGCATAGATACGAGATTCAAGATTCCTAATGAACCTTGCAAGCGTTGTATTATTTTCCTCTCTTTCTGCAGCTTCTTTAAGGGCTTTGATCTCTGCCTTTAATGCTTCCTTACGATTGAACTCTTGGTTCTCTATGGTAAGGTAATGTGAACTGGTGTTGTTACCACTAAAGGAAGGATTCTTAAACTTATGTACTATCTCATCTGCGTTTATATTAAGTGCAAAAATACTTAGTACCATGACTAAGCTTATTATCCATATCCATTTAGTACTATCCATTAATCTTTCCTCTGGTCATCTCTGTCTGCTTTTGCTACTTTATCTATCTCTATTAGATTTGGTACACCTAATAAAGTTTTTAAAAGTATGTCCTGCCTGATTGTTTGATTATCAACTGCTCTAATCCTATCTATTAAAGCAACGATCATCCCATGTTGTGCGTCTAACTTAGAAGTTATTCTTTCTTCCATAGCATCTTGTTTAGCATTTATTGAAGCATCAGTTGCATCTATCTTCTGTTCAATAGTTCCCATTATCTTTGACAGCAATTGCCAAAGTAACCACCCTAGTCCTAAAAGTCCTGCTACTGGAACACCAACCTCATTAATTAATGTTATTACACTATCCATTAAACTTTAAGTCCTCCCACCTTTCTAGGGATTTAGTATCAGAATCCCAAAACCAACCTTCGTAATGACTGGCTTCTTTAGATTCTTCTTCCTCTTGATCTTGATACCAGTTCCAACGACCATTATGAATGCTTTCCATATTAGTAATAATATCTTTAATTGTTTTCTCTTTACCTTTTTTTGGGTGCATTAATCCTACACTTCTCTATCGTGATTTCAAAACTATGTAAAGTCTGCAATTATATCAATTATAAGGTAAACAAAAAGAATGTGCATAATGAGCCTATGCCTACGAGTACGGCTAAGTCCGTATCTCTTCTTCTCTTTATCTTCCTCAATCTCCTCTTGCGTATTGTACCATCGTCCAGCCATAAGGGAACTGATTTCATCTAAGTTTCAATCTTAATTTGTTTAGGCTTCTTCTCTTCTGGAATAAACCTAGTTAAGTTAATACGTAGAAGACCATTCCTCAAGGTTGCACCAACGACTTCAATGTCATCAGCCAACTTAAATTGTCGTCTGAAAGAGCGTTGGGCAATTCCCTTAAAGAGTTTGCCTTCCTCCTTTGTTTCAGACGATTCGTGCATTATTGTTAAAGTTCTTTCCTGTACTTCAACTTCTATGTCGTTATCGTCTAGCCCTGCGAGAGCCATTTCGATAGTGTAGTTCTCTCCATCTCTACTTACGTTTGTAGGTGGATATGTCGGTACTGATATTTCAGTAGCCTTAGATAAACTGTCAAACAATCTATCAAATCCAACGAACATAGATGTAAATGAGGGTGAATAAAAGTCCACCAAGTTATTCTTAATAACCATAATTTTTCTCCTTATTATTAAGCAAGTTATGTATACCTCTTAGACGCTCATAGAGCCATTCTAAGAGAGTTTTTAACTACTAGATATATCGAACTCTATCTAATAATTATCGAGCCTTAAATAGGCTCTATTTAGATCTTTTAATTAGACCTAAAATCTTCTCAAACCACTCTGGTTTTTTTCTGTAGATAACATATCCTACGATACCAGCAATGATTATAAATCCTATTAAATTTTCCATTATTACTCCTGTTTATGTGAAGCTCCAAAATAGAAGCTGATTACAGCCGAGGCTAATCCACCTAGATAACCAAGCACTAAGTTTATTAGAGCTTCGCTGTTCTGTTCTGGTGGTTGTAGAGTAACTAAAAAGATATACCCTAGAAAACCACCTAATGTAGCTACACCCATGATACGTGCT